GTGCTTCCATGTTCTTTTGGAGAGCAATTGTTGGCTCGGATGCAACATTGGTTGCACGTGCTTGCGACATGAGTTGGTTCATCTCATTGCATTGGGATGCCAGCGTTTGGATTCCTTCATCAATTGCGTTGATGAGTTGAGCAGCAGGGGCAGTTGAAACAGACGTGATAGGGTCTTGCTTTGCGAACATATCATAGATATGCGCCCTTTGTCGAGGGTTCTTCCAACCATCCATTTTCCACATTATTATCACACAATCCTATGAGGTGTAAAGTGTCCTGTTGAGCGACCATGACGACTTACACCCATAGCAACTGCGTTTTCAGTTCCGTTGTAGTCGGATGCGTTGTTGTCATATTGAGGAATAACGCCCATGAATTGTTCAGCAGGATTGTTTCTGGACATTGCCTTTTTGA